ATTCTTCGTCGTGATGTCGCCATGTCTCAGGATATGATCGAGCGGGATGCCATACTCCATGGCCACGCATGCCGCCAGCTTCGCTGCTGCCTCCTGCGTCTCCTCTGTAAAATACCAGGTCTCATCGTCATCATTCCGGCCGGATGCCGTATAGGTCGCGCACTCGACGCCGATTGTGTTGCTGTTCCGAGCATCCGGATGGATGTATGAAAAGCCCGAGGACGCGCCCACATGCCACAGCTTGTCTGTCACTTCCGCTGCCTGATAGACCTCGCCGGTCTTAGAGACATAAAAATGCCCGCCGTACCCGCCGCCGTAAAGGTACGGATTCTCTCCATTCACGCCGAGATAATGGATTGCAAAGTATTCGTGGCTGTTCGCGTTGTGCGCGGGGACTTGTCCCTCATTTGCGGCTGTGATATCGTGGAGCTCCACGCCCAGCGCCGCAAGTCTGTCACGTAACGACAAGGTACACACCTCCCTCCTCAAGATCGATCTTCGTGAGATCCCATTTATCGATCAGGCTCATGACGTACCGGTCATACTCCGGATTCGTACAGTATCCGCGACTCCGGACCTGCCTGATCAGTTCTGCAGGATCCTTGATTCCGAGAACGTCCCGGTACTTGTATACGCCAGTCTCCTGCTTCGCGTCGCGCATGAACTGGCAGTAATCATAAAAGCAGTCCTGATAGCTGTCATAGGTCCGGAAGACGTCCGTGATGTGGATCTCTTCGCCATCCGGTGTCCATTCCGGCGTGACCTTCGTGTGCGTCCCGCCGTGCCAGTAATCAGAGGTCCAGGTATCGTTGAGCAGTTCCTTTTTCATGCCGAGGATGTTGTATCTGCCTTCCTGCGCGAGGTCTGTCTGGCCGTATCCGGTCTCGATGATGGACTGGCCAACGAGGACGCTGGCCAGATACCCGAACCTTCTCGCCGCGTTCTGGGCGAGCGGGATCATCTTCTGAACGAATTCATTTTCTGTCATCTTCGTCTCCATCCAATTCTTCTTTGACTTTCCCCAGTTTCCGCAGAATTGACTTTGGAAAGCCAACCCCTGCCTTATCAAGATTTTCGAGCACGGAGATAGCCTCCATGATGCAGATATATAAGCTTATCCATGTCGCAAGCTTATACTGCCCGATTACGGGAACCGCCTGCTCTGCGACAAAACCGAGTACGACTATGAGCAGTTCGCCAGATTTGCGATAAAGCCCTGCTCGCATGATGTCGGATTTCCAACAGTTGTTGATAGATGCCTGAATCCACCCGGTCACAATGTCGGCTCCTGCGCCAATCAAGGGAAGCAGGAAAATCCAGTAGATGTGTGAGTATGAGAAGTTTGACAAATTCATGATGATTTCTCCTTTTATTGCTATTTTCGCTTAATTGACTTCCTTGACTAAATACGCATTGAAATGGGCGTTTAGTTCACTTGCTAAGCCCTTACATTAGTAAGTTACTTTGAAGTTGTCGATATATCGTTCAGAATATGTTATTAAATCCCAATTGTTCTTGTATTCGCCATATTGTGCCGAAGTGCCTTTCACGTCATTAGCGCAGTTGGGTTTTCTTGACTGATAAACTGTCACACCATCAATCTTAATTTCAATAAACGGATGCTGATTTTCTTCATATCTTTCTTTGATGAATATTTCAAAATGCATCCATTTATTATAAGTTACTTCGCCAAGATTCAAACCAGAAACTACTTCTGTCAATGTACTGCTTGCCTGTTCTGACGAGTAGTATTGTGAAAAATGTATTTCGTTCCCGACTAAGGACAAATCGAACGGAACATGACCTCTTGACACTCCGCTCTGTCTGTCATGCAACTGGAAGAAAATATCTCCGTATGAGCCTGTTGCAGTATCGGGTAAAATACTCGCAGGAAACAGCACATCAAACTCATACCGCATCGTGCGAAGGTTTTCTGGAATTAATGCTACCAACGACCTTTCTGTACGCCTTCCGTTATTGATTTTTTCGTCTGTGCTGTACAGCATGAAATGCTCTGACTTATTGGAGAATCGTGTTGCTTCTGAATCAAGAGCATATCTATTGGTATTCGCAGATATGGTTGAATTGGGCAATGCCGAAACGCCATCATCAGTTAAATACTCAGTATTCCACACAAGATGAGGAATAAGGTCAAACACGTTGATAAAATCAAAGTGAGCAGTTGTGGCGCGATAAGCTCCGATATAAAGGTTATTGTCAACGCTGTCAGCGTAGAAGTTATAACAGAATTTATCATCAATATAAACTGCAATAATTCCGCTCAGGAAATACAACTTGATAACGTATCCTAAGCTGTTGTACACATTCTTATGATCGATGGTAGAACCAAATGCTCCATTGACTATCGCCCTCTGAATGAATCCGTAATATGTGCCATTGTACGCCACATTTATCGCTTCGAAATTCGTAGAATCTGCAAGTCTATAAATGATGTATACACCCTGACCGCTTTCAGGGGCGTTGAACTCGACCACGAAATTAGCACTATGCACAGCGTTGATTTTGCGCACGGTAAATGCAGGTGTGCGTGAATTGTCGACGGCAATGGTCAATCCGTTGTCAACCCTTACTCCATCGTCAGACGATGCCCCCGTTACTGCGTCGTAGCTATTGTCGGTCAGCGTTCCTTCGCTGTTTTTTCCGATTTCATACCCCGTCATGGTTCGCGAAAAGTTATCGTGATGTATACATTGCTCTGACAGATTTTTGATATTTTCAATCTCAATCTTTGAACGGTCGATAATCTGCTGTTTTTCTGTACCCATCATAAACGGCACGGATTGCAAAATCTTGAGTGTGCGAGCACCAATCCATGTATAACGGACATATACAGTAGCCTCATTAAAATTGATATTGACTATTCCGGTTGCACTATACAGCGTCCGCTTTACAAATGTTTTATCGGACGCATATTCGATTACATTAAGACCCGGATTTACAGGGGCATAATATCCAATTATCTTGTAATCAGAAATGTTGATATAATCAGTTCTTACATATGAGTTATTAACTACTTCTACACCTGTTGAAGTGTTAAGTATACCTCTCTGTAAAGGACAAACAAATTCACACAGCCCGTTAGCTATCTGGTTGTGCGCTTCGGCTATAACTGTTGCTTTTTCATTAACAACAACCGCCTGAGCATCCTTTGCTATCTTCACATTGTGTGGATTATTCGTAACAGCGGTAAATCTTACATAAGATGCATTAGATGATAAAGCTAATTCATATGTGCCATTGATGGTTGCTGACCCTTTAGACAAATAGGTCTTGTTGGCGTCATACCAAAACCAAGCCACGCTCATAGATTCGCTTGTTTTTATCTTTGTAACAGGATTTTCAACAATGTTAATATAATCGCATCGGATTGTAGTATTGCTGTTAATATCTTGACCTTCGTTATTGATAGTACCAGACTCCCATGTGACAGAAACATGTTCATCTCCAACGAAATAGTCACCTAAATCAGCCTTTATTGCCGTAATCTCATCCCCGGTTTTCTTGGCGTCTGCCGGCATGCCTGACTGCGAGAACGTGGTGTCTGTTGATACCGCTCCATACTCCCCACCTGCTGTCCATGCGGAGCCGTTGTGGTAGTACCACATGCCATCCGTAGACAGCACATATATCTGGTCTGTATCGGTCATAGCGGACGTGCTCGATACGACAATCGGCGTACCGGATGCTACCCGCTGTATCATGCTCTCAAGGATCGCGACCCGCTGTGCCACCGTCGGCGTGATGCTCTCGTCTGCCTCGTCGCTGTCATCAGTATGGATGGTATCGAGCACTCGTATCTGATACGGTGTCGTGTGCCACTCCTCGACCTCGTTGTCTGCTCGCAGGATGCAGAGCGCGACTGTGAGTATACCTTTTTTCGGAAGGTCAGACGGGAGCAGATTCCAGTCGTAATAATTCCGTAAGCCATCCGTATCGTAATACGTTAGCGTCTGCGCCCTGGCTTCCGTCTCGCCCGGTCTCTGATACATGACGCGGAGAGCGACCTGCCCGTCGAGGACGATGTCTGCAAAACCGGAATTGATCGCGAAACGTACGATGTCGACCTCTTTGTCATGGACGACGAACGGATTCGAGCTCTCCGCAGAGAGTGTCCGCATAACCTCGTCTACATTTAAAGTTAAAACGCTCATATCTTACCCCCAATACCAGACGATGTAATTAAAACGACAGTATCCGCTTATCCGGCTGACGTTGAGCTTCGCATGGACTCTCCGGTTTTCGTCGATGTATGTCGCGATCGGTACGACCGGATTGATTTTGTAATACGGATTTGTTACCGTGGCCGCCATCGCCTCAAGGTTATATCCCGCCGGAACCGTCCACAGCGTCACGTCGTCTTTCGTCGTTCCATTTACGACCATTGAACTTTTCTGGATTGCTCGCGGAAGGCTCGTAATCGTTGCCTGATTATCAGCCGCAGCAGTCAGTACATCGCAGAGATCTTCCGCGACTGCTGCCAGACCGGTCAGCGTGACCTTGTACATCGGAAAATAGACGTCTGTCGCTCCGTCGATTATGTCCCCGGTCGTGTAAGACGGTGTTGCCGGCGTACCGCTTGACGGTGTGCCTTTTACGACTGCCCATGACATGGACTCGACGCCTGTACTGCCGTCTTTCTGATATCTCGCGCACACAAGGTCGATTCGGTTCTTGTCCTGCTCGCCGTTGTCGATTGCCACGTCATCCCATGTCCCCGGCTCCACGCGAAACTCCACGCCTCCCATGATTGCCGTGCCATTGGCAATACGGAGAGTGTTCGCCGTCTCCATATGCCCGTGTAAGCGGTCGCCGATCGGAAGGATAACGTCCCCGATTGCCCCCTTGTTGAAAGCCTGCAAATCATCGGAGACAAGATGCGGCTCTCCTCTGTATCCTGTTACAATACGCATTATTTATCCTCCTTGATATGGTATTCCAAGCGCATCGTACCGCCTGAGTACGTAAAGCTCTTGCGGTCTATCGGTGCAGATACGCTCGTACCGCTCACTGTATGCTTTCCGGTTACGACATCCCCGATATCCATCTCAACATCCTGTATCCGGTTTATCTGGAGTGTCTTTTTACTCATGACCTCTTTAAGACGTTTCCGCCCTTGCTTTTCCAGTTCCGCAAGGCTCTCTGCATTCGGATAATCAAAATACTGTTCACGCTCCCACAAGCCCGTATGATATTTCGTCGTGCCGATGTTCCCGTTCTGGTCGACGTAAAGGTCGACTCGCTGTCTGTCCCTCAAATCTCCCTTGCCCATGCAGATTAAATGGTTAATGCCCATCCGGTTATCCGCAAAGGTCAGCGACAGCCGGTTATCTTCATTGTACGTTCCTGCCACCGTGACGACCGGCTCCGCTCTCAGTTCGACTTTGACTGTATCGGCCTTGTAAGCCTCAATCACGAGTTTATAGCCGTTCTCTTCGCAGAGGTCGGTCAGTGCCTCGTGAACCGTACAATATCGGTCAGCCTGGAAATTTGCGGTCACGCCCGTAAGCGTAGCGGGAACCGTAAAAAGTCCGCTGAATCTGGTCGATACAAGCCCCGCTATGATTTCGTGCAGGTCTCCGGATGCTGTGTAGTAATCCGCCCCGGATGGCGGGGAAACGACTGCCTGAGTGAGTAATCCTCTCCATGTCCACCCCTTATAAGTGTGCAGGTCTTCGCCGGTCGTGTCCTCTGTCTTTTCGATCAGGCCGCCGTACTCCGTCCCCGGGATGTATACGCCGCCCTGAAAAACGTCATATCCCCGCAATTCGAAATCATTCGATGCGTCGCCGGTTCCGACCTCACATTCAAAGGATATCGGAGTGATAGCCGCATATTCGTGCATGGACGTGGAAATCATAATCAGATTTAATTCATCCATGACGGTTCGCTCCTTTCCAGATAGAGTGTAAGGTCGATGCCATACGTCCTCGGATACGTCAGGTCGACCGTCCCGCCGGGGATGCGCTCCAGAATTTGGTAATTTGGATTCCGATTGTCAAAGACGTTCGACGCCT